TACCAAATTCCCACAAACGAGCTCCTAAATGCTCTTCACCACGTACTACTACAGCAGCAAAGAAACGAGATTTAGGTTCGATCTTTTTTGCTAATTGCCAATCTTCCTTATCAGCTGATTTGCGCAATTGTTTTGCAAAATCAGCGATTGGATCAGCCTCTTTCCAATTGGTAAGAGCCAGAATTGGTCCTTTAGCAAATCCGTAATGGAATTGTACCTCACGGATAGGCCATGTCTTATCATACTTGTTAGGTAGGATACGTACTTGGTACTTGCCTGGTTTTGGTTTAAAGAAAATTTTAGTGTAATCAATTTTTTCACGGGTTTGATTTCCCTTGTTTTGAGCAGCGGCCAATTTCTGCTTAGCCAAATTTAAATCCATAACTGTTTTATTTTAAAATTAAATATACAACCTAATCTTTAAACTACCAAATTATCTAGCAGACAAATCTATGATCTTGTGGATTGCTGTATCTAATTTGCGCAGTTCAGGGCCGTTAGTGAGCAGTATACTATTTTTATAGTCGTGCCAATTAACGATATATTTAGTATCCAGTACACCTCCGTTTAGTTTCTTAATTAATGTATTAAGAGCATTAATGGTGTACAGTGTATTACTTTCTTTTTTGCGATGTAACAATATTGTGTTTGGTAACGGAGCATCAGACATATTACCCGTGGTAATTACCGACTCTATTTCGTCCTTTGAGGTAAATGTGCAGAATAGTTTGTTCAAATCGTAAAATGTATTGTCCATCATAAATATTTATATTTTTTTCAAACCATGATATGTGATACCTTGTTTAATACCAACGGGGTATTCAAGTATATCTACAATTTCTTGTAATATGTCTCCATCCTCTTTAGCGTAATCAAATAAAAACGCATCATAGGTATACAGAACTAATTTAGTTTTTTTATCCTCTAAATATTTTAATATTAATTCTAATAATGTTATATTTGTTGCTGTTTCTGCGCTTTGAACGACGTAATTTAATAATTTAGCAGGTATCATATCAGGTAGCTCAATGCGTTTAAACGTTTTATTTTTAGTTGTTATGTAGCCACTACCTTTAAAGTCATCCCATAGCTCATCTGTAAATGTTGCTACATCTTTAAAAAATGGTTTATCACGATATTCGCTCCATACACCACCGTATAATTGTTTGAATGTTAATTCTTTGGCCTCTTGTGCACTTACACCAAGTAATCCACCTAAATAATCGTATGTATTTTGATCTTTAGGAAATTTAAAATCAATCATCTTACCTATCAAACGTGGGTGATATCCCTGAAAATCCATCTCAACAAATTTATCATTTGTAGGTTTATAGCACTCACGCTCGCCATTATCTTTATTTAATGCAGCATAGTTAGTATTATTAAATGTATTTGAGGGGCGTGAGGTAGTGGTGTATAAATTATATTGAGTATATACTTTACCTTTATGTAAATTAAATTCTGGGTATTGTAGTTTGTCCTTATAGAAATCAACAAAGCATGTTTTATCAAGGCAAACTAGGATACTTATTATAATAATAATCAGTACACCTAGTGCCTGTACCAGTGTCAACGAAACTAATAAAATTAACATCAAACAGCTTGTCAGCCAGCGGATACATCCAATGTAGCGCTTTCTTTTTATTTAATACCCACAGATTACCTGTGTGTTCTAATAACCAATCTAATACCTCTACCTTATCAATACCAAACGATTCAGTATGATCAAGGCAAATGACATATCCTTTCTTATCATCAAGAGGACGAATATAAATTAAACTCAAATCGGTAAGTGCAGGATGGAAATTATTGTTTTTAGGAATAAACCTAATAAAGCAATCTCCAAACTTAGCAGGTAATTGAGATGATTTTTCTATAACGTAAAACATATAACATAACCTTTATGATTTAAATATAAGTAAAATTTTTTAGCCCACCAAACCACTATCTTCATTTTGTGGACGTACATAGGAGGTATTTACGAAGGTCTTTATACCAGGAATTTTCTTTTCAGCCTCGTTTAATTCAATATCGTTAAATCCACCTTTATAATTTAAAACAACAGAAATATAATATGGATTGTCTTTAAATTCATCATATGTTATTTTACTTATCTCTCTAATAATATTAGTGCTTGCATTGTAAGTAAAATATCTAACATCACTTTCGTATTTATAAATAAACGAAGCAGGTCTTTTATTACTTGGTTTTACTTTACTTAATGATCCGTAAATAAATGTTTTTGGATTTGTTAATGCAGTATTAACTTCTCTTCCTTTAGATCTAATTAATTCAGGAGCATTAATATCAAATTCTTTACCAGCAAAAAATTTATCATTAAACTCATAATAATATCCTTGATAAAATTTGTAGTTAAATGAAAATACAAATTCATCACCTGATGTATATTTTATTTCTATTGTATTTGCTGGTACTCTCATATTAGCAAGTTATTCCTGGTTTTTGATAATCGTAGTGATGTGATTCATTACCATTATTTATATTTTCAAATCCATATTTTGCTTTATTTTCTTGAATCCAAGCCCATTCTTTAGGTGTTTTAATTGGATTAATTCTAACACCATTTTTATCAGCCAAATCAACTGCTAATCCAAATCCATGATTTGATGTTCCTGGGGTTGCTGCTGGAATGCCTGACGCCGCTGATGCTGCTTTAATTCTTTCTTGATCATCACGTGTTCTATATGCTGAGTTAACCTTAATAAGAATACCAGCGCTAAAAGCATCAATTAATAGTGCTTCTAAATCTCTTATAGCATTAGGTTGAAGTCTAATACGTTTTTCATCACTTTGATTTACTGAGCTGTAGTGACGAGCATAAAGGCCAGGTCTTATACTTACTAAAATATCTTCTATAGCACCATTTGTTCTTACTTGACCACAAATAGATTTTTTAGCACCTCCAGAGGCTGATCTTCTGGTATTATTTATATCAGTTTTTGCTTTAGTTTCCAAATTTCCTTTTGGGTTTACAGTTACTAAATCATTAAAATTTAAAACACCACCTTGTGGATTATCTAATATAATAGTTTGAGCATCAATGTTAGTTGTCCAATCATTATCTTTAATAGAATGTCCTATACCTGTAATAGTATATCCTAATTTTGATCCTAATGATGCACCTTGATATCCTTTAGGCAATAAATCAGGGGGTATTTTAAATAAGTGACCTATTACTAATCCTCCAATACCATCCATAGTAACAGATAGTTTAGTAGGAATAATAGCTCTATTTTTAATATTTGATTTAGTTAAATTTTTAAAGAAATTAATTAAATCTTTTAATGAATTTTTATAATCACTTGCTTTATCAGCATCAAAATCTCCATCAGTAAACCAACCATAATCTTGATCTCCAAAAAAATCATATAGTGATTGAAGAGAGTCAGTTACACTTTGAAGTTGAGCTTTAACTTTTTCAAATGTAGGTTGATCAGGATCTATTGTTGGATCTGTTTTTTTAGGTATAATTCTATCTAATAAACCTTTATTAAAATCTAACATTGTATTATTATCAGTTGCCATAGCACCTCCACCTACTTGTGCTGCAATAGCTACTGTAGCTGATTGATCTGGGAATATTTGTGATTCTAGTTTGTAAGATCTAACTGTAGATTTTAAATTATGCATTTCTAATTGAAATATATTTTCATACACCTCAGATCTTGGTTTAGAATCAACATAATTAATATCTATAATGTATATTTTACTATCTTCAGGATCAACAAATAAATCAAAGTTATTTACATTACCATTAGCAGCCGAAACTTCAGATAATACACTTTTTAAAAAGTTATATAGATTAATATCTTTTTTCTCTTTAGTATCTAATGATTCTAAATTATTATCTAAAGCTAATCTAAATAAGAAATTTAAATTAACATATATATTTCCTATAATACCTAACTCTGTTTTCCAATCATTTTGATAAAAGTATGGTCTTATAATATTATTTAAATATTGTAGATTTTCTATAGCTTTAGTTTGTGATGATTCTAAAGCTTTTTTCTCTTTATTTAATTCAGCTTGTTGAGTAGCTACAGGATCTGATTTGGTAAATTCAACTGCCTTTCCAAAAGCCTCATTTACTTGTTGTGTACTTAACCCAGTAAGAAAATTTCTTTGTAAAAATGCAAATAATGAAACTTGATTTCCAACACCAGAGGCAGCTAATGTTTTATTTAATTTAGTATTATCAATATTGTTTATATCATCAATAGCGGAATTAATTAAATCAACATTTGCTGGTTTATTAATTTTATAGTTAGGGTTTTTTAACTTTTCAAAATGAAGTTTAGTTAATGCTCTAACTGTATCTGGATCTTGTTGTGTTTTTTGTTTAATATAATCAACAATAGCTTGTTTACTTTTAGCTGTTTTGGTTTTAGTACTAACAGCTATATAGTATATTTGATCTAATATATTATTTAAATCAGCATCGCTTAATTTACTTGAAAATGTAATTAAATTAAATCCCGTTGAGGAAGTAGGTGCTATTGTATCTGGATTAACTTTAAATCCATTAGCCCATACGGGGCTTTTAATTATAGCTACAGTTGGATCTACAGATAATTGTAAAGGATGTGCTAGACATAATAAATATCCATCTCCTGTTAGTGCATTAGATCCTGTATTATTAGTAACATATTCTCTATCTAATACTGAGCATTTTACAAAGGCACTTTTACTATTTGAGTCTTTAAATGTAACATAATTATTAATTACATTACATAAGCCTTCTAATGTAATGTATATTTGTTCATCACTAGCTCCAATTTTACCATTACTGCTAGCCTCTGCTGGGCCTCCAGATATGTTAAGTGTTTTTTTAAATAGATCGTAGTAACTAACAGATCCACTTACATTATCTTTAATAGTAAGGTTATCTCCTTTATCTTGTGTACCAGGCATTTTTTTATTTGCTATAGTATACAACTCATAAAATAAACCAGCTAGTACATTTTTAGAGTAATATTTTTTTAAATCAGGTAAATCCGATAATGATATATCTTCTACTCTAGGAGCAATTAATCCTGTTTTAGATATTCTATCTAAATCATTAAATGGAGCATAGTTAACTTTTAATGATTCCATTACCTCACCTACCGATATAATTTCAGTAGTACAATCATATCCACCATCATCACGAGCACTCCAGCTATAATTTTTAACATATCCAAACATTGCATCATAATTGCCGTCGTATTCTTTAACAGCATCATCATACAAATTTTTAAATATAGTTTCTTTATCGGGGGTATTATTTAAAATATCGTAATAATTGACATTTTTAGATAAATTTCCCTCATTATTTAGATATGGAGCCCATCCCCACTCTACAAGTACAGTATACCCTGGACGCATATAGAGTAATTCTAATTCTTCAAGTTGGCGAATATCCCAAGCAATAAAATTAACTGTTACCTCTCTTAGTGAACCGTATGCTGATTTAGATTTAACATCTATGCCTGTAATGCCAGGCATAGGGCGAATACCTAATCTGTTTGCAACAACACCACTTTGATTAATTAAACTATATGCTTGATTTCCTGTACCAACACCTACTCTAGCGGTATTTCCTTCATATAATACACCTCCTTGTAAAACGTGTTGTTTAGCTAATGTATTTGTGTAATTTTTTTCATCAGCTAAACTAGCACTTGTAGCAGGTACAGGTCCTGTATAAGTATTAACCGCAGAGGTCATTCTAATCCAGGCATTACGAGCATTTAAATACTGGATTGAAGTGGGGGTGCGTTCAACTAAGGCATCTTGTCTTACCTTTAGCTGATCTTGAATATCTTTTTTAAGTGTATCTTTAAATATTGACATAACATTATCTAGCTACGTTAAATTGTTTGTATTGATTTAATACAGCCGTTAAATTAGTAGGTATTCGTAATTGAGTACCTGGTGTTGGGTATAATGCACCTCTAGTAGCGTTATTATTAGCCATTGCTATAACCCACCACATAGTAGCATCACCATAATAAACATAAGCTAAGTTATCAAGTCTATCTCCTACATTAGTAATAACATACACATCAGACTCTGACAAAGGAATATTTGGGTAATATCTTCCCTTGTAGTAAGGTTTATCTGTAGTTTCAGTACGTAATATGATTTGATTTTCGTAGCGATTCATTTTAAATTATTTTAAAAACGACCTCCTGCACCTCCTCCTCCAAAACTACCACCTCTAAATCCTCCAAATCGAGATTTTGGAGCTACAGGAATAATTGGTTTTTTAACATAAGTATGATCAATTGGTTCTTTTATATCTGTTCTTCCTATAGGATATCTTACTAATGATCCAGTATCATTTGAAACTGGTGGTTGACGAACAGGTACAGGTTGAGGAGGTGGTGGTGTTTCTTCAGGTTGTGGTTCTGGTGGAACAGGAACAGGTTGTGGTTCTGGAGTTGGTTCTTTAAATATAAATCCACACTCATAATATTGAGGAAGATAATCATGAATAAAGGTAAATCCAAAGCTTACTTTTATATAGTAAGCTAATTGTATATCTAGATCCCAATTTGAATCCTGAATAGGGGAGAAATTTAAATTAGTAATAATGCCAGGTTGATTATTAATATAGTTTCCTATTTTTAATCTAGTAATAATACCACCAAGTAAATTATTTTCATACTTACCTGCTAATGTTGAGGCTAATTCACTTAATAAACAGTGTTTAACTATTAATTCCTCTCTATTGTAACATGGAATTTGAAATCCAATACTTGCTGTACGTTTAAATTCATTAAATACATAAAAACTTTCAGCACGGCCTACATATCTTGTATTACCCCAAGTACTATTATAATCTTCACTATATTCACTTAAATAACCTAAAAAGCTTAATACGTTTAAAGCCTCACCTGAAAATGGATCTAATGGGGTAAATCTTAGAGCCATTGTATCATCTGATACAACAATATCATTAGTTCTTTTAAATTTATCTTTTATTTGATCTGCTACATACTTTAAATCAGTAGCACCTCTATTTATAGTAAAGGTATTATCTGTTTTAAAGAAGTTTTGAGATATATTAGAGGTTTTATTTATTTGTGCTCTTAATTCAGAATATTTTTTAGCCGCCTGATTAGTATAAGGTATAACGTTTTGGTTAATTCCATTATTAATAGATTCAGTAGGCACATTACTAAAACGAGATAATCCTAAATCAGCACTTGCTGTTAAAGGATTACCAACGTTTATAGAAGAAGATATATCTGCATTTGATGCAGTATAATTAAGTAAAGTAGGAGGAGTATTATCTTTTAAACCAGGAAAACTTGTAGTTGATAATGTTGACCCTGAATAATTAGATAATGCTGTAAAGCTTTTTATATTTTGGCTAGCACTAGCTTCTTGTTGAGCAGCTACATATTTGCTACTTGTTGGATCACCAACAGCAGCAATGTATGTTTGAAATGATGCACTTAAAACATTTAATTCTTGTTTTAAATTAAATGGATTAGCACTTAAACTAGATGTACTAAGATTAGAAACACTATAGTCAAATGTTTGATAAAGTTTAACCTCAGGTAAATGTTGCTTAACATAATTTCTATTTTTAGCAAAATTTATTTTGGTTCCATCTTCGGTAAAACTATATCTTCTAATAAGAGTACTTCCTATACCATATATTGATCCAGGACCAGAAATATACTTATTAATTGTAAGTTGTTCTGGTTCTAGTTTTATTGGATTGAATGAAGCACCTGTTAAAGCACCTAATGCTTGAGAAATACGATTAACAGTATTAATTACATTTCTGCTTTGAGTAGGATTAGGTTTATTATCGCCTAATTGAAATTTACTTCTATATCCTACTAATCTATTGTTTTTACCATCTCCGTAGTTATTATATTCAGCTACGTTAATGTATTTTGTATCATCGTTTTGAACAGGTAATAAACCATGTCTAACAATATGTTGCCCAAATGCATTTACAGGCACTTGAGCTAATGTGTTTATACCTAAGTTGTATATGCGAGTAGGTCCTACAGCATTAACAATTTTATTTGCTGTATTAACTATAAAGTTACCTACATTTCTTAATAACCCACTACCAGAGGTAGGATTATCAGTTCTTAATTTTTTATATTCTAATTGGGGTTGGGAAAGTTGTAAGCCAACTTGCTTAACTATAAATAATGGACCTTGTGGAAGATTAGTTAGGAATTTGCCTATACGAAGAGTATCAACGATTGAAGCATTAGCAGCACCTACAGCTCCACCTCTAATTAAACCATCATCGAATTTAGTTAATCGAAAACGGTTAAAACCAGTATCAACTTTGTTGATATCTACTTGAATGTAGGGTTGTCCGCTATTACCTCCTCCTGGTTGATCTTGTCCGTACTTAAGTGATTTTAAGTCCGTTTGTAGGTCAATTAAAGGCATCTTATACTATTAGTAGCGTCCGTCACGTGGACCTAAGTCTTTGTACTGACGTCCTGTTCTAGATTTGTACACTTGTGATACTACACCGTTTGGTGTTAAGTTGATCGCGTTTGGATCTAATTCATCTAATGTAGATGGTTGTGGTCTCATTGATAAGTTGCCTGGGATTAATCTCCAGGTAACAGGAGGTTGACCATCTACAGAGTATAAATTATGTAATGAGTTTGGTGGAACTGGATTAACACCAAAGTTAGCTGGTTGGCCACCTCTCATACTTAAAGTACCTTGTGTACGTAATTTGTCGATTAAACTCATGTTATTTAGTTTGATGTTTCGTATAAATATTTAATGGTTATGCTGCTTTGTAACTACCTTGTACTAGTGTTGAGCCAACCTTTTTACCATCCATGTTGATTGATGTATCTTTGTTGTATAATCTATCTACAGCAGTTCTTACTTCATTAATAGCTGCAATCATTGGTGTTAAATCAATTGAAGCTCCACCACCACCACCTAAATCAGTACCAGCAATTACAGTATCTTTATCGTTTAATTTAATAGCGCCTTCTGGTGCTAGTAATGTACGTTTACCATAGCCACCTTCGGATAGTACGTCATCACCTTTTTTGCTGTTTAATAAACCAAAACCAGCAGCGGTAATACCAGCAGCAGCCGCAGCTCCTAATCCAATTCCAATAACAGGAATAGAAGCTAAATTAGCATATGCTTTATAAGCAGCATATATAATAGCAGCACTTGCTACTCCTTTTATAAGTTTACCAACAATACCTAAACTATTAATTAAAGTTCCAAGTCCATTTCCAATCATTGATGTTAAATCATATATTAATTGGAAGGGTGCAGCTATTAAAGTAACTATTGATAGTGCATCTGTTAGCATATCTAAAATAGTACCTAATGGTCCTGCTATTAAATTACCAAAGAAATCCTGTAATTTAAGAATTGCTTGGTTAAATTTATCTTGTATATTATTTCTTTCTAAAGCTTTTGCTGCTTCTTCCTCTTGTACTTGAACTAATGATTTTCCACTAGCAATAGCTTCCTCTCTCTTTCTTAATGTTTCAGCTAATTGATCTGAGGTCATACCTACAGATTCAGCTAAAGCATTTTGTTGTAATCTATTTAATTTAGTAAATTCAGCTGCTGTACCTACATTTTTAGCTAATTCTTCGGTTAATGTTACTTGATCACCTGCTAATGCTGCTGCTCTTGCTCTTTCAAGATTAATTTGTCTACCTAATAATAATTCAGCCTTTAATTCACTTTCAATTGATCCACCAAAATCAAGTAATTTATCACCAGCAGCAGCAACCTGCTCTAAGGTCATACCAAATGCCTTAGCAGTTACTACTGCTTTAGCAATCATTTCTGGGTTGTTGCCTAGGTTGGCAGCTAACTGACCTGATATTTTAGAGGCTTCAGCAAGAGCTGCTTTGAAGTTAATACCAACTCGAAGTTGATTTCTTGCTGCTGTTAATCCTCTAACAAATGATCTATATGTTTCTTCAGATGATTTACCTGTTACTATAGCAAAACGTTGTATTTGAGCAGCTTCATCCGCCTGTAAGCCAACTTGTTTAGTTAATTTAGTCTGAGTGAGAAGCTGATCAGCACTATATTCATAAACAAACCCAGTTGCTTGGGCTAATTCGTTAAATGATTCAACTAAATTTTCTGTAGTAGCAAATATATTTCCTGATCCACGAGCAATAGCTGCTATGCTTTCTCTATATAGTTCAGCTCTTCCTCCTGCATATCCTAATGCTTTACCTAGTTCAACTGTTTGTTTATTAGCATCAAGTGCTTTTCCTACAAAGAAGGTAATTAAAGTAACTGGATCTGTTAATGATTTTTTAAAGCCTACTCCTAATTCTTTAGCAAATACTCCTAATGATCTAAATTTATTGTTTAAATTATTAGTTGAATCAATTGCTTTCTGCTTTATAGTATATGCTTTATCTTCTAATTCTAGTCTTTTTTTATCTGTTAATAAGCCTTGTTTTTCAAGCTCATTTTTTTCTTTTTCAATATCAAGAAGTTTATTTTTTATTTCTTCAGTAGATAAAGCATCTTGAATAAGTTGTTTATTAAATTCTTCAACAGCTTCTGTTGCTTCATTTATATTTAAAAAACTAGCTAATGAACCACCATATTGAGAAATAGTTTTACCTGCTGCTTGAGCAAGTCCGCCTAAATCTTTTCTAGTATCTGCTATTTGCTTAGTTAAATTAAGTTCTTTTTCTAATATAGGAATACCAGATTTTAATGCTTCTTCAGCATTAAGTAATAATTCGTTTTCTTTTTGTAACTCTTTTAATCGTTTTTCTTGTAATGAAGTTCTATCTTCTAAAGCACCTAATCTTTCAAATTCTCGTCTACGTTCTGTTTCAGATGCTTTTAATCGTGCTACTACAAACTCTAATTCTTGTTTTTCGAGTGCAAGACCGTTTTTTATTTTTTTAAAATTTTTATCAGTAAGGTCGTTATATCCTTTTTGATAAGAATTTAAATCTTGAGCAATATTGGTAAATTCTTTAAATGCTCCTTTACCAATTTTTAATAATAAATTTTGATTTTTTAATTCAGACGTTATATCCTGAAATGTTCTATATACATAATCTACATTATCTACAAGCTCTTCATATTGCTTATTTAATTGCTTAATATATTCATTAAGCTTTTTAGTATCAGTTCCAGCATTACGAAATGCTTCTTGAAGATCAATACCTTTAGGCGCTTTAGCTACGTATGTTGGTGGTTTTGTTGGTGCAACGTTTGGTCGTGATATTTCTTTACTTGATTTATTTTTTAACATGTTTTGCTGTTTTTCAGCTTCCTCTTTTTGTTTTTCGTAATATTCTCTTAATTTTTCAAATGTAAACTTACGCAACCAAAGAGGCATGTTATAAACAGTGTCCCAATCGTATCCACCATTACCGTGAAATACTATTTCGTGTATTTGAGAAAATAATAATGGTCTATATTCCAGAGTCAGGCCAAAAAAAGCTAATAGATATTGGAATATCTATGCCCTCCCCTACATAGTCTACATCTTCTGGAATATATTTTAAATTAATATCCGGAGATATTTTGCCATAATGTTGTCTTAATGCTCTTGAATCTTTAGCAATTAAATAATTATCAACAAAATCACGAATATCTTTTTGTTCACGTTTACCTTCAACTGAGGTAATGATATGTTTTAAGCGGGTTGTAACGTCTGTAGTAGCATTTGGGTTGATTTTTTGCATACCCCTAATCTCAGCCTCTATTTTCTGTTCATCACCGTGCGTTAATAATTTAAAAGTAATATTATTGCCTGAGTGTGGTAATGTAAAATTAAATTCGTTTATTCCGCGTTTAAATAATGATTCATCAACTACTTTATCTTCTAGTTTAGATAAATCAATATTAAATTCTTTACCACCATAGTTAATACTATAATCTTTACCATATCCTAAAATACGAGCAGCAACTAATATTGCATTTTTATCACCAATTAATAGTTCATTATAATCAATCGGGGTAATGATCAGTGATTGTAATAATTTATCAATAACGGTTCCGTTTTTAATATAGTTAACGTTAGTAAGGATATCTTCTTCCTTAGCCGTCATATATTTCATTTCAATTTGCCCCTTAGCTAGTGGGGATGTTTCGGGATATAATAATCCTTTTGATGGTAGCGAAACTGTTTCTGTTGGAATTTTTAATTCAGCCATAAACTTTTATTTGTTATATATATAAATATACGAAAAAAAAAGA